ATCCGCTAAAGCAGCAATAATGTATGTTATTGGATATTTATTAAATAATTACTTAATATCATTAGCCGGTACTGTACAAAATTTAACTGATTTAGTTAATAAAACTAATGATATATTAGCTTCCGCTAGTACTAAACAAGATATTTTAAAATCAAAAATAGCTAGAGATGCTGCTATTGCTGAATTAAATAGAGCTTTTAGTCAAATAGCTGTTATAAGAAATTATTTACAACTTTTACAAGATTTACTTACTGTATTTAGTTTAGTATTAAGTGTATTATTATTAATTCCTTTTCCTATAACAGCAAAAGTTTCAGAACAAATTACTAAAGCTATATTAACATTAGATGCTTTATTAATAATGGTAGCAATAATGAATTCTGCTTTGAGTAATATACTTGACCAAATTGGAGCATTAGAAGCAACCTTATTACCTTTAAACGAGTTAATTGATCAAGCAATAAATAACAATTTATCTCCAAGTGAAATCAGTGTATTATTAAATAAATCTAAATTAGGATTAATTGAAGGTACTATCTATAGAGGATTTACATTTGGTATACTTGAAGAAAATAATCCTAAATTTGTAGTAGCAGGTAATAAACGTAGATATGCTGTAGCATATGATAGAAGTGGGTTTATAGTATTACAATCTAAACCATCATTTACATTAGATCCTTATGTATTAGTTGAAGAATTAAAATTAATTATTGACGAACAAAATCTTGAACCTTAATATTTATTAATATGAAATCAAATGAATTAAAAAATCTTATTAAAGAGGCTGTTAGAGAAGTTTTGAAAGAAGAGTTAGCTAATCTTGGAAAACAAAAAATCCAAGAATCACTTAATACTCAAGAAGAATGGCCTACTATAAGCCTTAACACAACAAATACTAATCCCGCTTTACGCCAAAGCTTGATGGACCAAATGGGTATAACTCCCCCTCCAGCAGCTGCTCCAAAAACTTTTGGAGAAAAACAAAATGTATATCAAAATATGCTAGCACAAGTTGCAGCAGAAATGAGACAAAACCCAGGTGAAGTAAATAATTTTAGAGCAATCCAGTAATGGCATATTTAAAGACTACTAGAGTTGATCCTAGAGATTTACAAAAAAATACAGCAATTGGTGTTAAGTTACCATTTAATGCTCCCGGTGTATTTTATAGTACATTTTCTACTAAAGATCAACTAAAGTATAATCTTATAAATTTACTATTAACTGCTCAAGGAGAACGAGTTGAAAATCCCCAATTTGGTACTCTTTTAAGATCACAATTATTTGAACAAATAGATCCTACTTCTTTTGGTGAAATAGAAGAAAGTATTAATACTAGTGTTCAAATTTATATACCTGAAATAAAAATCACTAAAATTGAATTTGCACCTGATCCTGATTTAAATGTATTAACAGTAAATATTACTTATTATATATTAATATCAGGACAAACAGATAGTATAACAGTTAATTTTGAGTAATGGCCGATAATAAAAACATATCTTATTTAAATAAGACATTTCCTGAGTTTAAAGCATCCTTAATTGAGTTTGCTAAAAACTATTTTCCTAAAACTTATACTGACTTTTCAGAAGCATCCCCAGGGAATATGTTTATTGAAATGGCAGCCTATGTTGGTGATGTTTTATCATTTTATACTGATACTCAAATACAAGAAAACTTTGTATTAACTGCTGAACAAAAAGAAAATCTATTGAATATGGCATATTCATTAGGTTATCGTCCTAAATCATCATATGCCTCTGTTGCTGTTATTGATTTTTATCAACGTGTTCCTATTTTAAGCAATGCCCCTAATTTAGATTATGCTTTAATTCTTCCTGAAAATCTTGAGTTACAATCTGCTACAACAGGTACTAAATTTTTAACGTTAAATAAAGTAGATTTTACTGATACTGGATCTGTTGAAATTAGCCTATATGATTCTAATACTTATTTATTTAAAAAATCTGTTAGGGCTATATCGGCTGAAATAAAAAGTGCTGAATTTGTATTTGGTCCTCCTCAAAAGTTTACTTCGGTTGAAATAAATGAACCTAATTTTTTACAAATATTAGCAGTTTCCGGAAGCAATAGTAGTACGTGGTATGAAGTACCATACTTAGCTCAATCTAACGTTATTAATAAAACTACTAACACTGGTATTAATGCTGATAAGGTACCTTATTTAATGAGTTTATTAGAAACTCCTAATCGTTTTGTAACGAGAATTAAAACGGATACTATAGTAGAAATGCAGTTTGGTGCTGGTATGTATGTTAATGATGCTGATAGTGTTATTATTCCTACTCCTGATACTATACAATTAGGTTTAGTTCCATCTGCTGATACTTCTGATTTAGTAAATAATTACAATAAAGCCGCAGTATTCTATACTAAACAATATGGTATAGTACCAGCTAATATGACATTATATGTTGAATATACTGTAGGTGGTGGTATAGCATCAAATGTTCCTGCTAGTGATATTGTAATTATTGCTACTAATGCTGGTATAACAGCTTTAAATCCGACTTATACTAATACATCTTTATTAACATTAGCATGTAACAATCCGCTTCCTGCAACTGGTGGTAGGGATGGTGATTCTGTTGAGGAAATTCGATTAAATACATTAAATGCATTTTCAGCACAGCTTCGTTCGGTAACTAAAGAAGATTATATTACTCGTGCTTTAAGCATGCCTTCTGAATTTGGTACTATTGCTAAAGTTTATGTAGAACAAGCTTCAGCTCTATCAGTACAATCAGGTAATGATCCTTTAATTGATAATAATCCTCTTGCTTTATCAATGTATGTTTTAGCATATAATGATAATAAACAATTAGAAAATGCTACTTTGCAATTAAAAAATAATTTAAAAGAATATATGGAACCATTTAGAATGGTTACAGATGCTCTTACTATTAAAGATGCATTTTATATTAATTTAGGACTAAGTTTTGATATTACTGTTATTCCTGGTTTAAGTAATAAACAAATATTAACAGATTGTATAGTAGCACTACAGAATTATTTTGATATAGATAAATGGCAGGTTAACCAACCTATTATCATATCAGAAGTATATTCTGTCTTACTACAAACTAATGGCGTACAATCAGTAACTAAGGTTGAATTTACAAATAAATCAGGAGGAAATTATTCTCCATATAGTTATGATGTTGCAGGAGCAATACGAAATAATGTATTATACCCATCGTTAGATCCTGCTATTTTTGAGATAAGATATCCTGACATAGATATTCAAGGTAGAGTTATAACTTTTTAATAATTCTATATTTATTGTAAATAAATAGAATAGATGGCTGTCTATAAAATATTCCCTGAAAAGGATACAACTGTATACTCTGCATATCCCAACACTAATACGGGACTTGATCAGATATTAGAAATTCAAAATGAGATGTCTTCATCTAATAATGATGCTCAAGTATCTAGATTTTTACTTACATTTCCTACATCACAAATACAAGATGTAATCAACAACGAAGTAACAGGTGCTTATAAAACTTTTTTAAAGTTATTTGTAGCAAATGCTACCTCTTTACCTGATAACTACACATTAAATTTTTACCCAGTATCACAATCTTGGGAGGAAGGAACAGGTAAATTCCTATATAATCCAGCGGATACTAACGGTAGTTCTTGGATACAACGCAATAATAACAACGATTGGCGAACATCAAGTTTTGCTGCTAACAGTACGGGCTCTTTTAAGTCCGATAGCCCAGGTGGTGCTACATGGCGTACTAATTATGTAGCATCTCAATCATTTGTTATAAACACTACAAAAGATATTAATGCGGATGTTACAAATATTATAACACAATTTTATACCGCAAGTATACCTAATGATGGTATTTTAGTTAAGATGGAAGGTTATGAATATAATCCATCATCTTCTTATTCATTAAAATATTTTTCTAGAAATACCCATACTATATATCCTCCTCAACTTGAAATAAGATGGGATGATAGTAGTT